TGAGCTTCAATCCGAAGATTGTAAACACGTACCATGGCAGTGGTCGAATTGACGCACTGCCGATGCTCTCTTGGTAGCGGGATTCCAAGTTTGAAATCGGCGCTGAGGTACCGGTTGACGGACGCCACTGTAAACGATACAGTGTGTTCTGTTTGTCAATTGGTATTTCACACGTTGGCCTGTGTTCGTACGGTCTTTGAGACGTACGGCATGGTTTCTGATATGAAGAGTGAGGCATCTCTAAACGAGATGGGACACCTTTATCATGACCTTGCACAGGATCGTGGAAAGTTGGTTGCATTTTTAAAATGGAAAACAGCTAACTCTTTCGCGTGGGCGACTCGTCAAGAGTTGCCGAAAATGCCCGATTGGGTGCCAGCAGGATTGGCTGGTCCATATTGGGTCGGTGGTCGGTATTGTGAGTTTATGAAATCAATGAAGTTTCAGACACTTAAGCGAGATCCGATGTTCGCGATGGGGTTCTTTTATTCGTTATTGATGATGAAGAAAGGACTTCCTCGTGCGGATGAGGAAATGCTGCATCAGGCTACGGTCGATGCGTACAATACAATGACTACTCCGATGGAAAGGAGTATCACCGATTTATTGACAATCAATGAGGTTAAGAAATATATAACAAAGGTTGTTGATAAGCTTTTCAGGCCAAGGTCGTGGGACTCCATAATGATGGAGTGGCCATCACAGTCGGCACATTTTCGAGCCCGAAGGATCGATGACGGGGCGTTAGGAGCACTTCGCAAAGCGGGGCTCCTCCCGAGATTCGATCTTGAAACCGCCAATGAATGCGGTTTCTACCGCGAAGAAAGTGAGATGATTTTGGATGAAGACCATCCAACTCGGTACGTCCTGAGAGAATGGATGTCCGATGAGCTTGTTAAGAGACAGCTCGATCTTCTCTCTCAATCGCGGTTGGACCAGAATATTGTGTTACCGGTAGCAATTGCTGAGCCGGTAAAAATCCGAGTGGTGACCGCCGGTCTAACCACGGCTTATACGGCGATAAAACCAATACAGGCATGGACGAAAAATACTTTGTGCCAGGACCGGAGATTTTGTATTGGGGGACCGATTGATGCGGAGCTGATTCGTTCACTCCTGGGTAATCAGTCTTTAGGGAAGCAGTTCGTGAGTGGTGATTATAAGGCTGCAACCGACAATATTGCAATCGAGTTGTGCGATTGGGCGGTCTCTGAAATTGCGAGACGTTCCGATATGCCAGATATTTATATGGAGGAGTACCGCCGTTCATTAACGGAGCATTGGTATACCCATAAGATCGATCCTAAAGGATCCTCGTCCTGTGTAGGTAACCTCGCGCCTCTGAAAGCCCAAGCGCGTGGCCAACTCATGGGTTCTCCCACTTCATTCCCCATTCTGTGTTTGATTAATTTCGCACTTATTTGGGCATCGACAGATCCTAATGCGGATTTTGAAGATGTTAAGGTAATGATTAATGGTGATGATTGCTTATTTAAGGTCGGTGAGGGTGCTTACCGTCAATGGCAGGAAGACGCGAAGAGCGTTGGTCTGCAGATTTCAGTGGGTAAGTCATACTATTCTAATGAATTTTGTGTGATAAATTCTGAACTATACTGGGAAAAAGACAACAAATGGTTGTATGTACCGTATTTGAATTTGGGATTACTAACTGGTCAGCAGAAGGATGGGACATTGGTAAGTGTTGCTGTGGGTAATGGTGATACCATGGGGGCGCGTTGTGAAGCTCTCATTCGAGGTCACACGGTATTACGGCCATCTCTGATACGTCAATTTATCGATCACAATTTGATTGATTTAAAGACGCGTCGTGGGACTCCTGTAACGATTCCGTGGTTCGTTCCTGAAGTATGGGGAGGAATCGGTTTACCGCCGATTTCCGACCTTTTTCAGGTGACGGATTACTTCGACATAAAAACACAGAAGGCGATGTCAATGCTATTTAAGATGGAGGATGAGGCACTTGCCAAGTTTCGAAAAACCGGAAGAAAGGAGTCGATGTTGAATATACCGACTATGTCTATTCCGGAACCTTTTGAAGCGCCCTACAATAAACGCACTGAGGCGTATTGTGGGAAGAAATTCGGTTGGATAATCAGCGACGCTGGGTTCGATGCCGGTGACTTACAGTTCGGTTTTACGCAACAGAATCAGGATGTTGTGGATTACTTTGAATTGTCCAAAGAGGACAAGAAGAGCTATTTGGCTAAGGTTGAGAAGGAGCGTTGGAAACAACTGGATAAAGTGGATAAGTTTTGGAAAAAAGTGATTGGACGTGCAGAGCAAGAGCATTCTGCGAAAGCGTTCGACCTCCTCCGTATGGAAAGAGGACCACGTAAGGTGATTCCGAACTGCGAATTCCGTTCGCCCGTCTCCTCCCTCCGAGCAATCGGATGGCGAAAAGAGGAAAGTGAATATATCCCGACTTTGAATCGTCGGGAGGAACCAAAGCTACAAAGCGTAGCGGCTCCAAATATAAATGGTGGCGGTTGGGCTGATACCCGATCGTATATGGAGGTTGATGGAGTGTTGTTTAACCCGTCAACGCTTCTCCCTCTACATTACTCCTATGAATTTTATGGAGTCCCATTTGATCTGTTTGATTAACAGATATCCGCCTGGGCAGACGTACCTGCAACCACCGGTGCACCACTACTGTATATGACGTCTAACGACTGATACAACCTCGTTTGGAGGCGACTGATGCGCGTATTACCAAGAGGTACGCGCCTCCTCAAATCTAAACTATGCACTATCTAACTGATTGCAATTCGAATGGTATCTATGGAAGGAGACATAAGTCTGACTGTCCACTACGGTGGATAAAAGATGATGGTTTCCCGCCCGATGTCAGTTTATGGCTGATCGAACGGTACGAGTGATCGTATACGAGATTAAGTATAACATTGGCGTTTGTGAGTAGAAATACAACAACTTAAAGGACGGTAATGAACATTCGGATGTGGTTTTGGTTATTGATGAAGTGATGGAACAGTGTGGTGCACGAGATCGGGG